TGATCCAAACCTTGATCGAGAGGTTTACTGGGCTCGTCAGTAGCATCGGCATCCGATGCTTTCATTTCGTCTTCAGCTTGGGCAACAATTCTATTCATATGTTTATTATTATTATTATTATTATTATTATTATTGTTATTGTTACCATTACCGTTGCCAGCAGCTGAAGGCTCATTAAAAAATGAATATTCATTGATGGAGTTGGTAGGATTAGCTACACAAAAATCTTCACCAGCGGATACGAAAACATTGACACTTACGTCATTGTTTACTGACGAGTTGGGGATAGTCAATTCGTTCACTACGTAAACACGTAACAAACCATTTGCTCTCCTCCCAGGAGGACTAGTAACAGTACTCCCTCCTGTAACGAAGGGTGGACTGTCCGTAGATCGACCCCTTCCAGGGGTTACAAGTCTACTCCAAGGATGCTCCGAACCCCACCCAATATTGACCGTGAAATCCTTATCTTCTGCTATATCTACTATGTAAGTATAATTGGTATTATATTCATTAGAGCCAAAAGCATAAGGTTCATAGACAATCTTAAGTCTACCTTTATGATAGGCGGAGGATACTATCTGAAAACGGTATTTCATAGATCCCCTCCAATATCCAAAAGGTAAAGTAGCAAAAGCACATGCTGGCATGTGCAATTCATCTAGGGTGTTAGTCGAAACATAGTCCCATACCTGCGGATTCACCTCTATTTGAAATAGATATGTTTCCGGAGTTGCGGTAACGGACCAGGGAAATTGCGTAAGATAACTCTCACGACACGCTATAGAATTAACGCTCATTTCATCTGTTCCTGACAGCCCAACAGTGCGGGAATCTACGGTAAGTTCTTGCTTACAATCTGTAGTAAGTTTTGTCGTAGAATCTGGCATATTGGTGTTTGTCATGTTACCCATAGCTGTAGGTTTATATGGGACAACATCGTCTAGCAATGCTGGACGAGAAAAACCGAAAGTTGTTGCTGCTGCACTGGTGGCAGAAGCTGCGATTTCGGTAGCCCTTGCATACGGACCTATAACAGGTGCAGTACGCAGGGCACCAGCTGCCTTAGCGACTACGGAAGCGGGTCTACTAATAGGACCCGTACCGTATTCATCTTCAGCCTGTGGAGAAATAGCTCCAGGCTCGGCACTGGTGGGGACAGCAAGATTTACTTCCTCTGCCCAGGCAAAAACTGAAACAGTGACAGAGTCATCAGCTCCATTAGCGTGTTTCAATGATTGCATTGTGTGCATAATGATCTCACCCATATTATTCCATTCTTCGTTAGGAATGCTCAAGGCATTTTCGTCAAAGAAGAAAGGTAATACGAGATCACCACCTTGTGATAAAGTAGGATCAAGATACACGTGGGGACGTTGAGACGCCTGAATAACATCTTGTATAATAAACGCCCTGTCCACCGTAAACTTATCATCACGAAGGTAAGGTACATAGGAAGCAATAATGCGCCCATAATGAAACCCGTTTCCGTTAATAATGAATTTAAGGTGTAATTTGGCACGAAGCAAATTGTAGTTAGATATTCTATTAATAACCCTAGGATTGGTGAAATAATCAGTCCAAGGATTAAACTTTTCAAATAGCGTCGTACC